TATCTAGAGCACCTTCTGAGTAAAAATTAGTTTCTGCAGTGCTTTCATTTGAAGTTATAACCGTAGAGTTCGTAGAACTAGTTGTTAACACAAGAGTCTTTGTTCCGGTTTCGAATGAAGGTGTTGAAGGAATAGTAGAATCGGGAATCAATAAAGAACCAATAAAAACTCCAGAAGAATCGCTTATTAACCTGATATCAGAAATAGTTGCGATTGCATTACTAGTTTGTCCAACAATTTGCATTCCTTGAATTACTGATCCATAAAAGTTAGACTCAGAGTTTATTGATAAACTAGCAGTATCAACATTTAAAATTGTTGTTGTTGATGAATATGAATTTGATAATAAATTTGAAGGTTGATATGGATTTTCTGTATAAACTTCTGTAGGGGAATTATATGGACCATATTTGTGATTTTGCTGAGAAAGTCTAAATTTTATACTTTTTGACCCCAAAGTTCCAACTATTGTTTCTCCAGAGGAGAAAGTGCCACTAACCATAGAAACTTCTAAAAGTTTTGGAACTACATAAGAAGTTAAATCTACACTATCAAAAAAACAATAAAATCTAGAAGAAGGTTTTAATCTTCTTGCGATAATTTCAATATTTCTAGATCTCATTTTTTTGATAATTTCTCTAGAAACTACCCTATCTCCCAAATTAGTAGAATCAAATTTTTCCGATACTCTAAATTGAATACCATTTCTTGTACTCGTTCCAGTTCGGGTTACAGTTTGCTCACTAAAAGTCAAAAAGTTATCTCTAAAAGTAGTTGTGTCTGTAACTAATCTTCTTCCTCCTCCTGGATCATTAGTGGTGGTCCCCAAATTAGTTGAACCTTGAAGTAATCTTCCTAATTCTGGACCATTAGATATACTTTCTCCAGTCCAATTTGTTTCCCAAGAATTCCAATCTATTGGGGAAAGACCTGTATTAGTATCAACACCAAGTTGTTGAATTGCTTGCTGATAACTTCCTTCAATATCAATTGTCCTATCGGTCCTTCTCGTTTCAATCCAAGTATCAGATGAAGGATTTAATTCAATAGATCCAATCCAGTTTATAACGTGAAAAGGATTTACATTTTCAGATCTTGTAGCAAATATATTTTTTACATATTCTATTTCAGAATAATTCAGCAATAATTGACTACCAATTTTTTTTATATTTGGTGAACCAAAATCATCTACAAAACGGAGATCTGCATTTGGATTTGTTACTGAACCCAATCCAATAACAGATTCAGATCCTATAAGTAAATCAATTGATGTTGTATAATGTGGTGGTCTTAAAATTCCATTTGCAGTGTCAATGCTCGATTTATAGTCTCTATTTCTTATTTGCCCACCATTATATGATCTAAAATTATCAACAAAAAAACCACATTTAAATCTATCTAATTTTGTTTGGGGATCACGAATTGAAAGATTCTGAGTATCAGATTCTAGTAAAGATAGTGAAGTATAATATTCTATATTTTTTATCCTGTCTTCTAATTTAGAGACATCTCTCATGGTATATCTCTTGTGAGGAGATAATATAATAGATGCATCTTCAGTATTGTACAAATATGCAGGTAATCTAATTGTGGCAACTTCCAGAGAAGAATCCAAAGAATTTGGTTCTTTTGGTTCTTTGGATGGAACTCCTTTATTTAAGAAAAATATTCCGTATTTATTTAAATATAATTTATCAATTCTTGGTAAGTAATATTCATAAGATAAATTAATATCTTTGTTATTTGAAAATATATTTTTTGATGAATTTATTGTTTCAAAATTTCTTGATTGGTATTCAAATGGGGAATATACACCAGAATATGAAGAAACTCTTGGTCTCAGATCAATAACATCACTTAAACTATTTGAACCAACAAAAGAAATATTTTTTCCATATCTTTCTTTATCATACGAGTCTACACTAACCAAATCTCCATCATCTGCAGAATTTATTGTATAATTATTAAAAATTATTTTAAGTTTTTTTGTTGGAGGAGAAAATTCATTTTTTCTAATTATCCTAGAAAAGTCCAAATATTCTAGTCTTTGTCCTTCGTCCAAGATGTAATTATTTTTTATGTTTCTATCACCAACTATAATTGAATCTATTTTTCCTGATACTTTTGACTCCTCAAAGGTTACGTTTTCCCCAATATAAAATAAATTTTCATTTAAATATGACAATTCAACTATATTGGTTGAATTGCTTGAAACAACAACTGCCACAGAATTGCTATCATTGCCAATGATTCTTTCTCCTTTAACTAAATTTAAAATATTTGAATTTAAATTTGTTAATGTAATGTTTGGTAAAACAGGATCAGATGATGTAGATGACTCATAAACTCCAATAATTCTTTCTACTTCTGGAACATTTAATGATATTTCTTTATCTTCAACTCTTAGCCCATATATATTACTTTTTGTCAATCCATTGGTAGAAGTGTTTATTCCAGATAAAGTTTTATTTACAATTAATGAAGAACATCTATTGTATATTTTTTTTCTAGAAGACGTATTAATTTTTTTAAATGTTGCTGTTAAAATTGAAGAATTAGAATTTGGTGAAATTCCTTGAATCGATATCGTTCTGCCACTTATAGTTAGTTTTTGATCATCTAATGGTGGAGTAACTCCGTCAGAAAAACTCAAATTATAATCTTCTTCATCAAATGGTAATAGAGTTAAATTTGGATCAGTCTCTAAAACCTGTGAGTATGATCCAGAAGAAAATGAACTTGATGGAATTTGATATGATTTTCTTATAATAATTTCAGATCCTGTTAAATCTACATTTGAAACATTTGAATCACTTAGTTTAGAATATAAAAATGCGTTTTGATTATTTAAAATTTCTAAAGAAACTTTCTTAAAATCATTAACTGCAATGTCACTTGCAGGTAAAGATCCACTACAAATACCAGAAACTGAAGTTGTTGGTGTAATTGTTATAGTTTTTCCAGATGTACTTATTGCGGAAACTTTATTATAAGTTGGAACAATGTCTCCTTGTTTTGTATAAGAAACGATATCACCTACTTTTATTCCTACATAAAAATTTTCTTGCCCAGACTTTACAACACCACCGGAACTAATAGAAAATTGTGCTCCAGATGGAGCTAATAAAGTTTGAAGAGAAAGTAGTGGATCTGAAGTAAATGTCCCTATTCCTGTTGTTTCGTTGGCAATGATTTGGTGAACATCTGATAAGTTATAATCGGTCAAACTAGATACAACTCTATCTAAATCTTCACCATTGGATTTGAGTTGTTCATTTGAGATAAAAGAACCAGATACTTGATATAAAATTAGTTCTGAAGAATTTGAAACATTGCTTACCAAGTATCCAGAAGCACCACTGCTTTTTCCTTCTATAAATGCTGGAGTGGATAATGAAGTTAATGTGGAATTTAAAGTCAATTTTGTATATGTTTGAATGTCATAAAGAAAAAGTTCAAATTGTGTGGCAGCGTTGGAATATTCAGAATTTTTAAGTTTAAAATCATAAACTCTTGCTACCCCAATTTTAGATCCGGATGATACTCCAACTGTAGATGTTCGGTCACTATATAGAGAAACTTGTGATGTTGTTCCAAATCCTACTGGAATTGATCCAAAAACATTATTGACTATAATCTTTCTACCAATATTAAATGGAACTGATGAATTTGACACCTTCTCAGTTGTCCTTGGTTTTTCTATATCAACACTAATATTACTTATTGTTTCTATTTCATATCCTCTAACATATGCTTTTCCTGGACTTATAGACAAGCAAGATAAATCATCGGATGGAACATTTCCCTGAGTTGTTTTTTGCTTTTCTGAATATATTCCATTGTTTCCTATTTTATCATTTAATGATTCTTTTAGATGCACATTAAATGGTTTGATATAATAATCTCCAGATTCATCATAAGTTCTTCTAGCAAATTCATTTTTTAGAAGATTATAGTCAGAATCATTTACAAATTTAATTAATATACCAGAATTTAATCTCATCAATTCAACAAAATTTTCATCATTAAAATCATCAAGTGGTTTTTTAATTAAAGATAAAGATATTTTCAATCTATCTGCACCAGGTGCTGAATAATTGGAAAATCCTTGAGCATTATCAAACAAATCATTATAACTATTTGAAGATACTGCGATTTCTTCATCAATAAAAAGACCTACACGATATGATGGTTTATTATCATATTGATTTAATATTATTGTTTGTTTTTTTACATTTAAGAAAAATCCTCTAATGAAGTAAACACCTTCTTCTATTTTTGCTGCAGATCCAATAGAAGTTGAATTTGATATAATTGCAGTTGCAAAGGAGGTATTTCTTTGAATTGCAGATAGTGTATAATCCACATCTTCTAAAGAAATTAAATTTTCACCATCAATAAAAGTTCTTGTAGTAAAATTAGTGCTACTTGAATTTTTATATTTTACATAAAGTGTATAATTACCTCTTTCAGATTCTTCATTGGTAATATAATTTTCTACTACTGCTGTAATGCCACTAGTTTCTCCTTGAATGCTTTTTCCTATAAATTTTTCTATATATGAAGAAACTGGAATTCCAAGATGAGATTCATCAATTTGAACAGAATAATATTGATCATCATAACCAATTTGTCCGGGTATTACTACGGATCCTTCTTTAAAAAAGTGCTTTCCGAATTTTTCAATTTGATTTTGTAAAATACTTTGAAGTGTTGTTAATTCTCTTGATTGTATTGGAGTTCCTGGTTTAAATAAAACTCTCTGATATCCTTTTTGATCAGAGAAGTCATCAAAATATGGAGATACATTTAAATTTGTATTTTGTGGCATTTTACTTAAAACTCCAGGACGATTTTAATATCTTCTTTTTGGCTTTTTGACCTTGGCACTGGGAATCTATTATCAATGTATATAATTTCACCAGACTTATTATTATATTCGGATGATGAAATTCCCGAGATAAAATTACTTCCAAGTTGGTATGTAGTATTATTTATTACTACATTTTCACCAGAAAAAGAAGACTCAATTGACAATGGACTTCCACTCATAGAAGACCCATTTATAGTCAAAGATCCACCAGAACCAAGTGTAGAAGCAAAGTTGTTTATAACATAACCCACACCTGCTGTTGCTAATCCTGCTGGTTGATAATATTTTAAAACACCAGTAACATTATCCCAAGCAGCAACAAAACCAATTGCAGTGACCCCTGTACTAACTTGCTGAGTGATTACCGAATCCACTGCATAAATGGTAGTGCTAGTTGCAACTCCAGTTAATTTTAGTGCCTTTAATGCACTTACTTCTGCATTTTCTAATTTTTCAACAGCACTTCCACTTTTTGTTGGATTTTTAATAATACCAATTCTTGCAAAATCATTTCCTATAATTGTATCAGGGTTTGTTGAATCTGTAGAAAATCTTGAGAAAACTAATGCTCTATATGCACCTAATTCTCTATAAACATCATATCCGTGACCACCTTTTGGTGGAATGATAACCTCAAATATAGCAATTGATCCAGTGTTGCTTAAATTTTGTGTTATTCCTGGTGCTCCTGGTTCAAACTTAATTATTCCTTTTGTATATCCAGTTCCACCATCACTTACAAAAATGTCAGAAACCTTTCCAAAAGAATCTACAGTAATTGTTGCTTTTCCTCCAGACCCATCACCAAGAATTGGTACGTTTGTAAAAGTTTGAGAAATTGGACTATATCCAGAACCTCTATTTTTAATATTAATGATTTCTATTTTTCCATCAATTGCATTATTCTTTGTGGAAATACTTTCTCCTGTAGTTCCCCAATCTTCAGGAACAGGAATAAATTCAATGGAATCGAATTTTACAATTTCTGAAGGCTTAATTGTATATAGATATTTCCAAATATAACCATCTCCACTTGTTCCTGCTGGTCTTGGTTCTAAATCGACAAATGTTGGTTGATCAACTGATGGTCTTCCTCTTGGATTTTCTGGATTTGCTCCATTAAACAAACAAATGTAAACTCTTAGGTCTTCATTGATTACATAATAATTTGCATCATATAAATTTGTTGAATTTGTAATTGGTGATAGATTATAAATTGAATAATCATGTCTGTACATTTCATAAGTTGAACCAGATTCCCATACAACCTTTCTCACCATTCTTCTAACATCACTATTAGTGACCTTTTTCATAGATATTATAGTTTCTTTTATTTCACTTTCTTCTTTAAATCCATCTGATGGTGGAGGCGGATTCAGTGCCCACTCGGAAATTCCATTTGCTTGTGGGTTGAGAGCATTTGGTTGTCCAATAAAAGTATAATAGGTATTATTAGTATTACCAATTGCTACAAGACTTTTTACGAAAGTCTCAGCATTCATAACTCTAAATTGGTCAGATATAATCGCAGGCATTGTGTGAAAATACTTTTTTTTATTTATCTCTAAATTAAACCACGAGTTCTATAAACTTCTGGTGCAGTTGACAATCCAGACAATCCATCTCTTGTATTTACACTGAATTCACTTGGATTTTCTCTTGCTCTATTTTGATAATCATAAATTTGACCCCATGTGTATCTCCCATAGAATCCAGTACTATTAATGCCAGTGCTAATTGACTTATCAACACCACCAGGAACTAAATTAAAATCACACCTAACGGTAACAATTCCTGAGGAAGTATCTGAAATTATATTTTCTACTCTATACAATCCATCAATAGTATTTGTAGAAACTCCAGAAGATCCAACAATTGTTCCGGTTGATGTTGTGATTCCAGTAAGGGCGTAACCAGTTGTTACATTGCTATCGAAAATTACAAAATAATCACCAACACTCAATTGACTACGTTGAATTCCAAATTTGTTCAAAGAGGAATATCCAATACCCAAATTGAGATTGTCGTAATTTTCTGATTCCAATCTAAACTCAAGTGATGATTGTCCAATTCCTAATGTATTGATTCCTACAATTTTTCCGAAATCACCTTTTGCTTTAATTGAAAATACTTTTTCTTTATTTGGTTTTATACTTTCAAATAATATAGGAGGAGGATTAGATTCGGAATACCCAAATCCACCATTTGTTATAGCAACAGATGAGATTGACCCACTTGTTATTGATGAAATTGCTGCTGCTCTATTGTAAGTTGGATTAGCATAAATTATTGTTCCTGCAATTCCCACAGCAACTGTTATGTTATCCGAATCCAATCCAGTAACGTGAACTATATCTTTGATTGGATTATTTTGTCCTGTTGATCTTTTTTCCCAGTATGAAAGATTTAATGAATAGAACAAATCACCATTGTCATTTAAAATAGTATAAATTCCATCAAAATATTTGATATTTTTTATATTTGTTGAGATATTTACATTTTGTTGTATTGACCAATCAACTCCTGTTAATGAAGTTGCTATAATTGAATTATTACCAACAACTATAAATTTGCTTCCATCCCAAATAACTTTGTTTAAATTTTCATTTGTAAATTGATCGACTGGGACCCAAATATTTGCTATTATTGAATATAGTATTTTTCCATTATTTCCAACTGCAACAAACAATGAATTATTATTAGATACACTATTTAAATCATTTTGTAAATTTATTTTATTTTTTACAAACTGAGTAGAATTAGTGCCAATCGAAGAAAAAATAAAGGTCGATCCAACTGCAACAAAAGTATCTTTTGAATTCAAATATGTAATATCTCTAAATTCACCATTAAAATCACTATTTTCAAACTCAATTTCATCATTGAGATCTATACCACTTTGAATTTTTTGAACTAATGCATATTCTGTCCAAGTTGATAATCCAACAGACTTGATTATTTTTCCTGTATTACCAACAGCAACATACGTATTTGAAGTTGATGCGTATGAGATTGAATTAAATGATGTAGTTGTTCCAAAACCAACATTAGATAAATTCCAAATTCTTCCATCACTACTAGTTGCCAATAAACTACTACCTCCAATTGCAACAAATTTATTTCCGTATAAAATTGATCTAAAATCAAAAGAGGTAGTTACTCCTGTAGTAGTTTTCCAATCGTAAATTGGGTCTTTTTTGGTGATTGCTGCAGAAGAAATTGAAATAATTGGATTATTCAATCCTTCATATCCAGAACCACCATTTGCAATAGAAATATTAGAAATTGTTGATGCTGCAGATACAGATGCAGAACCAGTTGCAAGTGAAAAATCTTTATTTGATACTATTACGATGTCTCGTAATTCTTCCTTTAAGTTTAAATTTTCATCTATAGAAAAAAGTGGAAAGGCATTATTTACATAAATCTTAGTGTCTGTTTTTGAAACAGATTTAATGATTTGTGTTTTTGGAGTAACTCTTGATTTCAGATCTGGTCTTTGTTTAGAGTATAAAACTCCATTAATAATTCTATCTTTAGTTTGTTTTGTCCATTTAAGTGGTCTTGATTTTTTTGGATCAACATTTATCCCAAAACTATCATATGTAAATGTATCAAATTGGTCAGAAGAAATAATTTTTTTAATTACTCTTTCAAACTGCTCTCTTTGTGTTAATTCGAATCTATTTTGTTGTATTTGAATTGTATCACCTTCTTTTAATGTTTGTGGTGGATCAATTTGATCTACATCTAAATCGGAGCCTCTATAAAATAAAACTAAAGATTTTGAACCTTTTTTTGGTGCTTCTGTAAAAATTATCCTAGATCCAACAATTTTGTAGGATACTCCTGGAACCTGAATTACATCATTTATAAAAATAAAAAAGTTATTTTCAATCTTTAAATCAGAAATTGGATTTGTTTTTAAGGAAATTGTTTCTTTGTCTATTAACAAATCAAATTTTCTCTTTATTCCAGTAAAATATTTTGATATATCATCAAATTTTATAAATTGACCAGGATAAAATCCACCAAATTTATCAGTAAAAATTTCTTCGATAGTAATTCTAAATTCACTTAGACCTGCTCCAATTGTTGGATTAGTTGTGATTCCAGGAACGACTAAAATTTCACCTACTTTATAACCTCTTCCTGGATTTTCCAAAGTAAATCCAGTAATGCTAGAACCATTTCCAACAACTACTGATACTTTTGCACCTTCTCCTCCACCAGTTGAAATTCCAGCATAAGTCGTACTCAGATCACTATAGTTTGGGGGAATTGGTATATTCACTAGTGGAAGTAAATTAGTAGTATATCCTGATCCTGCATTTACAATAACCAAAGAAGTTATTGTCCCCCCAGATCCAATTGTTGCAGTAATTGTTGCTCCAGATCCAACTGTTGAAGCAATACTGATGATTGGGGGAATTCTATACCCACTTCCTGCTCCAGTCAAAGAAACACTTGATATTGTTCCAGCAGAAGAAACTGAAACAGTTGCAGAAGCACCTACAAGTGGTTGATATCCAAATCCAGTTGTAATCGCAACTCTAACTATTCTTCCAGCATTTGGAACACCACTAATAAATTTAATAGTATTATTATTTGTAGTATCTATTTTAAAGTCTTTTTCTGGAATTTGTGGAATGTTATTAATTAATATAATTGGATTATTGTTTATATCTGTTGAACTATTTGTATCATTATAAAGTACAGATGTTGATTGGTTGTCTGACTTAAGAACATAATTAAGTCGTTTAATACTAAATGTGGTTGTTGCTATCCCAACATATACATTATGATCTGGTGCAATTCCTATACTTCCAATTCCAATTGAATTGATTGTAGTATCCAAATTAATTACAAATGGAGTTGTATATTCTAAATTTAATATATCACCAACTTGTAAATTTGTAGTATCTATTCCTGTTATATTGCTTTGATTGTTTGAATTTAAAGTTCCTGTTCTTATTCCTAGATTTTCTGCCTTTCCTGTAAAATTCAAAGAAATATCATCTATTACTAAATTTTTATCTGAAGTATTTCCTGGGTCAAATCTTCTACTAAAGTATCTTCCTTGGAAATTTGAATTAACTTTCAGCCCTTCTTGTCCTATTTTCCCATATGGAGGAGTTGAAAAATAAATTTTTCCTTTTTCTATGTTATAATCTCCTCTATAAATTTTAACAGGAGAACTTAAACTATGTAGTTTAATATTAGTGCCATATTGACCTCTTTCTACTATAATATCATTAGTTGATCCAATTCCAACTGCTCTAACACTCATATACTCAGAGTCAATTTTCAAAACATCCAAAGATGTTAAAGAAGAAATTCCAGAAGTTACATAAATGGTATTTCCAAGACCAACAGAAGATAATAAAGAAAGTGTAAGATCTTTTCTATACAAAGGAGTTTGAATGATATTATCAATTGCAATTAAAGAACTTGAATTTGGATCATTAAATGTAAATGATTGAGTCCCGACACCAACTTGATTTATGTCAAGTTCTAATGCAGTTGAAAGTCCAGAAACTTTAAATTGATTTTCATTTAATTTATCTACATATAAAATTTCAGGAAGAAGATCTGTTCCAAGAAGATTTGGAGACAAATATAAATCATCTTGTGGTGTTATTCCTCCTATGCTTGTTCCTTGAATTACGAGAATGTCCGTAGTTGTGTTGCCATATCCAATTTCATAATTTCTTCCACCATTTTTTACAGAAACTGAACTTATCTTTCCTGAAGAATCCCTAGTAACATCAAAAGTTGCAGATGATCCAATTCCAACAATAGTGCTTGCTGCAACACCTATATAACTTCCATTTGCTGCTCCTGCAACTATTGTACTAGACACTTTTGAGACATTAAATGATAAATCATTTGTTGGAGTTAGACCACCAAGATATGTGCCAGCAATTGACACACTATCCCCAATTTTATACCCTCTCCCTCCGTCTTTTAATATAATTGAGGTTGATATTGGATGTCCAGCTGGATCTTCATCATATACTATCCATACTTCAAATCTAGCATCAGTGCCAATTCCAGTTGTTGTAGATGGAATTGGGTTTCCAAATCCATAGACAACAAGTCCATTATTTGCTGGTATTATTGATGATGCACCAGAAACTGCAGTAGTAATTGCAACATTATATCCATTTTCAAATATTGCACTTCCTATTCCTCCAGTTACACCCATTATAATTCCAGCACCATATTCTTTAGTTACAAATTGTGGTTCTACTAAAGAAGTTGTTGCTATTCCTACCTTTGTTCCAATTGTATTTTTTAGTGGAAAATAACCAGATCCAGGATTCGCAACAACCACAGATACAATAGAACCATTACTTGGATGATTGATTACTGGATAAAAAACTCCTTCCACAAATGGAGTAGCAGTTTCTTTAATTTCAATTTTTGGAGGATCCGTTGATGCATATCCAGTTCCGCCATCAATTACCTCTATTTTTGTTACAGAGTACAAATCTTCATCAAAAAATGGAAGTAATATGGCACCAGTACCTGGAGTTGTTCTCATTATTATTTTCTGATTTTTTTATATTTATTAAGGGACTAAAATTGTACTCAATGCCCCTGCATCACTTACAATTAGACGATATTTTGTTCCATTTGCTGATGTTAAGATTACACCCTGAGATGTATCAATACCAACTCTTGCATCACCAATGATATGAAGTTTTGATGTTGGATTTGTGATTCCAACTCCAAGATTATCAGAAATATAAGTACTACCAATAACATCAAGTTTATTATTTGGATTTTGGGATCCAATACCAACTCTTCTATCGTTAATTGGTTGTATTACTACAGGTACTGCATTTATACCAGTAGTAAGAGTAAGTGCTAAATTCCAAGAACTTATAGTATGAAAATTATCAAAACTGCTGTAACCAATAAGTAAACCTTTGTTGAACGCAATTCCTTCATTATTATTAGTAAGTTGAAGAAACCCATTATGAATTTGTACTTTATAACCTGTTGTTATATTTGTGGTTCCTATACCGACAGAACCAGAAGCATTAACAACAAAAGGAGTACTATCAGGATTAGCACTGTCTTCAACTACCAGAGCATTGCCAGTTCCAAGTTGAGTGATTCTTAATGCATCAGAAGAACTATTATTTACTACATTTAATCTTGCCCCTGGATTTGTGGTTCCGATACCAACATTAGAGAGTGTATGAATACCTACATCAGTCGTGACCCATTGAGAAGAACCACCACCAGCAGATCCTGTTACAGTAACAACACCAGCAGAAATTGCAGATACAGTTAAGTTATCACCAAAGTCAATAGTTCCTGCTGTTCCTACAGTTGTTCCAGAGTCTTTTACAATAATACCAGAACCACTTCCGACAATTCCAGTTAAAGCACTACCATCAATTGCGGGAAGTGCTCCTGTCAATTGCCCAGATTGAATATTTGTAAGTCCAGAACCATTACCAACAAAACTAGAAGCAGTTATAATGCCACTGGTGTTGATACTAATTGTTGTCGATACACCAATTGCTGTGGTTGCTGTACCAGTAACATTACCAACAAAACTAGAAGCAGTTATAATACCTGAAGTATAAACATTTCCACGAATATCCAAACTTGTTATTGGATTTGTAGTTCCCACTCCAACACGATTGCCAACAGTCACATTAGTGCTAATGGCTACATTATTGGCATTTACTATTATATCAGTGACACTTTCAATTGTTGGTGTTTGATTTGAACTAATAACAGATAATTCTTTTACACCAAAACTTTTATTTGCCATTTTTCTTTTTTAGTTATTTATTTAAATATAATGTTTTTAAACGTAAGACCATTGGCATTTAAAATTTTAAATGTATTATTTGAAGAATTTTCAGTTTGAACAGAAACAAAATCAGAATTAGTAATGTAATCGGAATATCCAACAATAGTTCCATTTAAACTATTGGAGTGAATTCTAACTCTAAATTTTTCTGCTCCTTCTAGTTCTGGATTTTTTGCTAAAGTTAATAATATTGTACCTATTCCATTTATTACAATAAAATTTCCACTTAATGAATTGCTTACAAAATCTGAAGCACTTATACTGGATCCAGGAAATTCTTCTATATTATAATAATATATTTCATTTATAGAAGGATCTGTAGAAATTGTTATCAGAATTGATTCACCTTCAACTGGATTTGTATTGGATATTGTTGTTGAAAAACCATATGAAGCATCTGTAGCATAATAAGTAGAAGCATAGGGGTTATGTAAAATTTTAATATTAGTATCCATTAACATCTCAGCAGTCTGAGAATATGCTATATGATGATTTGCATCTAAAACAATAGATACATTGCCAACATTATAAGTTTGCTCGTTAATTGTATTTGAAATATCTGTTGTGTATGTTGAAAAATCTCCCCAGAAATTGTTAGGAGTTGGATTTGAAATATCAGTATCTATATAAGAACCTGAAGTAGAATAGGTTGAAGATGTTCCAAGTAACCAAGATTTTGATTGTGCTGGTGTAGCAGTTCTATTTTTTTGTAAGAATAATGCTAAAACACCTACAACGTTTGGGCAGGCAGAACTAGTTCCAGAGAACCAATCGTACAATTCATCTTTTTGATTATTTGGATAATATTGAAAATACCAGACTTCACTACCTACAGAAGAATTGACATTATGCTTTTGAAAAGCCCTAGCAGAAATTGTATTCAGAGCTGGTGCATATATATCAACACCAGGCCCTTTACATGAATAATTATCTTTTCTTTCTGTTCCATCAGTTTTTGTAGTACAAGAAAGTGCTCCAACATTTACAGAACCATCAATATCACTTGGGGTTCCAACTCTATGGAGATATACTGTTTCGTTAAGAACTGGATTAACAATTGAATTATTATAATCCTGATCGGAGGTGTCTTTAATAACATAAGTATTATCATTGCCAGCACTAAAACACATATGAACTCCTGCATTAAGGCATTCTTCTCCTGCAGATTTGATTGCACTATCACTAAGATTTACAGATATTCCAGTAAAAACATTTCGTCCAGAATTAGATTGATAATACGTATTGTTGATTGCATTACTTATATTTTGTTTTTCTAGGTATAAACTAGTTTTTATGAAATCTGGAGTAGAACTCAAATCATTAGGATTTGCTCCAGAATCAACAAAAGAGTATGTTGAAGAGTTTCCTCTATAATTATAACTAATTGTTGTTCCATTCGAAATTCCATAAAAAGGTGTTATACCATATCCCCAACTTCCACTGAGTATTGTTGGATTTTTATTTCCATATGTTGGATTATTTGGTTTTGCCTGATGAAATATTCTTACAAAATCAAAAGATTGCTCAGCATCAATTGTTGTAGATCCAGATGCCCAAGATTGACCATCGAATGGGCATTTAATGGACCATATATTTGCCCCTGGCGCATATCCATGTTTTTTTCCAGCAGCTTCAGAGGCACAATGAGTTCCATGTGTTCTTGTTCTACCCTCTAATCCAAGTTTATATTCTAATGTATATCCTTGATATGTTGATGGATTTGTAGATGTGTCCCAATCATATTCTAAGGCACTGGATGGTGGAGTTCCCCCAGAAGCACCATCTGCCCACGCATTTGCATTGTTTCCAAATGTCGCCTCAGTAATCGACATAGTTGTAGCAAGATTGTAATGCCCCGTACTATCAACTGGAGTATTGTTAGGATTATTTTCCAATACAGATCCTGTTTGATAAACAAATCCAGCAGCAATATTTGGTGGAAATTCTGTTATATTAGATCCTGTAGGGTCAATTTTAATATCTGCTGGAGTATTTCCCAATGTTGGAGAATTTCCATTGTATGGATTGCCTGCAGACTCAGGTGAATGATATCTAAAATGTGGTTTACCTAAATCTAATTGAACTTTAACGTAAAACCAACTATCTCCAAAAATTTCAAGAGTATTGACAATTGTTCCTCTAGTATATTCTACACCACCTACAGTTTGAGTAATAGTTTTCCCAATATTTGAACTAAAATTAGCATACGTTGCACCTGTAAAAACATAAAGTAATACAGTATATCTTGGAACAGTTAAGGTTCCTAAACTTTGAAATTGAGAGGATCTATTACTTGCATTTTGCCACCAATCAATATACGTTTTACTTGGATTGTTTGAAAAATATTGTGGATCAACATATTGTGGACCATCGACAACAATATCTCTGACTCTACTGTTTCCTTGAGAATCTAAAAAATCTGGATGATGTTTATCAACACCTACGTCTTGTATAACAATATCTACATCACTTCCATCTCTTCCAGAAAGAATATTATCATTATAAACTATCCCAGAACTAACATTTTTCCACGGATTATATTTGTACTTTGTCCTTATTTTACTCCAACTTATAACATCAGAATTTTGGTCTGATAAGTTTGTAGGATTTAGATATACATAAAACGCTGTATTATTTGTTGTTGCTTCTTTTGCATATTCTTGTATTTTAGAATATGTTTGCCTCAATGATGTATTTGTGGATGACCCCATGTTTTTCCATGGGAATGTATATCCATAATAAATTGTACCACTTACATTAAACGCTCTTTTGTAAAAATCACGATATTGAGTTCTATACGAATATGTCTCATTTGCATATCTATTTGTTCTAATAGATGCATTATAATTGGGATGAAAGTGTTGATCAAGTTCAACACTTTCAATGTCAGGGTTATTTCTTAGGATATTTACTTGTTCTTTTGTCAACAAATAACTAGTTCGTAAAGAACTAGAAGTCTTTCTATTGGCACACTCAATACATTCGTTGGGAATATTTTCAATGTCATGAGTATGAGAACACAATAAGTTATGAATTTCTTCAGATTTTGATGCGTCTTTAATAATGACAGTATATACTTTTTTCATTAGTTATCTTCTAATGGAATTAAATTTAATGCATCATCACGATCAATTTCAATTATTTCTTTTACCTCAAAAAGTTCATTGAGCATTTCTGCTTTTTCTGGAGGCAACGTTTTAGAATCATATAATTGTTTTAGTTTTTCTCTCATGATTGGATTTTTAAGATTATCAACTATAATTTTTCTTCTGAAAAAATCTTCATGACTAACATTAATCTCAATCTCATCATCATTATTTAATTTTTGTATTATTTTTCTCACAACAATCCTCCTCTCACAATTCTATATGTGGTCAATCCAGTTATTCCAGATTCTGGTGTTGCCTGCAACTTACAAACACCAGAAGAAACTGTAGCACCAATTGAAACAATTTGATTTGGTTCGAACATAATTGCATACTCTTCTGCATAAGCAGAAGAACCATTTTGCATTACAAGAACTTTTTGTGATTGTATATTATTCCCATTTTGAAAATGTAAAGTATATTCTAAAGTTTTAAAATCTGAAGAAGAAATGGTAAATGAATCAATGTCCGTGGTAATTCCAACAGAAGCATTAAAATAACTAGACTTTGTTGAAATTCCATAAGTTTCAATTTGAAACTTTGTTATTGGATTTGTCACTCCGACACCAACATTACCATAAAAAGGATCAAGAAATACTCTTCCATTAGTCGAAACACCAACCAAAGGTATTCCATCATTATCATTAATATTAAAAAATACTCCTGTGTTGTTTGCCATTTTTCTTTAATACCTTTATTGATTTATGTTGTTTCCAACTTGATGTGATGGATAAAGTCTTGAAAATTTTGAATTTGGAGACCATAAAATTCTCACAGCACCTTGGGCACCATTACCTCCAAGTGCTCCATTAAAATTATCACCACCACCACCACCTGCTCCATAGTTGCCCCCAGAACTTCCATTTGAATTATCTGTTCCTGTTGTTCCAGAAGAACCTCCAGATCCACCTCCACCACCTGAGTTTGCTGCCCCTGTGCCACTTGAAGATGCTCCAAGTAATCCTACTCCACCACCACCACCACCTACTCCACCACCACCTGCTCCACCACCACCAGAACCATTATTTCCAGTATTTGATGTACCATCTCCACCATTTCCTGTATATCCACCAGTTCCTCCTCCACCTCCACCTCTATTCAATTCTCCAGGCCCACCATTACCTCCATTTCCTCCTCCAATATTTCCTCCAATTGTACTTCCTGTCCCTCCAGCAGCAGACCCTCCCTGTGCGTTTGAACCACCAACGCCACCGAAAGCAGTTACTATTCCAGTAATTTCAGAATTCCCTCCAGAACTTCCACTGCCACCACTAATACCTCCATTGCCACCATTACCAACATTAATATTCAATACTTGACCTGGAGTGACTGGATAATCATTGATGTATCTTAATCCTCCTCCTCCCCCTCCAGATCCCCCATTATTTGCTTGACCTGCACCACCACCACCACCACCAGCAATTACAATTGCTGAAATTTTTGTAACTCCTGTTGGAATAGTAAAAGTATGAGAACCAACTGAGGTGAAATCAGATGAAACACCAGAGAGTGAAAGTATAGTAGAACCAATCAAAGCTGATCCATCAATTGTAACTGATTGATTTGATACGAAATTTAAAGCAGTTATAATACCACTAGTATTGATATTAGATGTTGTTCCTAATCCAATTGCTGTGGTTGCTGTTCCAGTAACATTACCAACAAAACTAAAAGCAGTTATAATACCTGAAGTGTTTATATTAATAGTTGTTGATACACCAAGTGCTGTAGTTGCTGTAGTTGTTGTACCAGTAACATTACCAACAAAACTAGAAGCAGTTATAATACCACTAGTATTGATATTAATTGTTGTTGATACACCAAGTGCT